TTAATGTACGGGCCTCTTATTAGACGACCCGTACACTATTATATCAAATATTTTATTTATTCGCCAGAAGAAACTTCCGCTATTTTAGACTTGGCAATAGCAAGGACTGGTCCTACTAAAGGAGAGTATCCAGTAGCCACAGCCTCTTTATTACACCTGGTTACAGCAAAGGATAGGAACTCTTTTACTGCATCGTTTTTTAATGTGTTTTCCTTAAATGCAACGATATAACTGAATGCTGATACGTTATACGATAAAGGGTTTTTATTGTTATAGTTTGCCTTTATGAGTCCGTTAGCCAATGGCTCAAAATCACTAAGGAATTGAGATGCTGCTTTTGAAGTAGGGGAAGTAAATTTACCAGCACCATTTTCAATTAAGGCAAGTTTCAATCCGCCAGCAAAGGAAGACTCTGCGTATGTTATTACGCCATTCATCTGACGGGCTATCATTACGACTCCGTGAGATCCTGATCCTGCCTGAGAGCTAAAAGATAGTGTTCCAGGATAAGCACTCTTAAAATCTTTGTTGCCTGACTTAGTCCAAATTGTTGGAGCTACGGCATTTAAATACTCTGTGAATATCTGGCTTGTTCCAGATCCGTCTGCACGATAAGCAATTCTAATATTTGTTGCTGGAATCTTCGGTTTAACACCCTTAATTGTGTTGTCTGCAACAATTGATTTATGATTCCATTTTGTGATTTTCCCTGCAAAAATATTTGCCAGTGTTTCTTTTTTGAGTTGTATAGGCTTTGAATATCCATCAAGTCTATATATAACTCCAATCGGGCCAGCAATAAAAGGAACATAAACTATTCCAGCTGGCTTTGCCTCTCCTGGGTTGTATGGGGTATCCGTTCCAGCAAAGTCGATAATCTTATTATTTAATTGTGATCTACCAGCACCAGATCCTAATGAAGAATAGGTGATAGTGTTTCCAGTTGCCTTGGCATAGCTAATTCTGCATGCGTCAAGGTAGTTTGATATAAATGATGATCCCGCTCCAACTACATCTTCTGATGCGGTGGCGGGATTTGATGTAAAGATACTAGCAACCAATGCTAGCGTTATGACTATAGATTTATTTCTCATAGTATTAATAGTATATCTTTTAAAAATACATAAGTACAAAGTTTACAGGAAACTCTGGGTTAAATGTAGGCTAATGTTATGTAAACACAGAAGACTAATTGTCTGGAATTTCAGGAATATCTATTTCGATCAGCCCTTTTTCCTTAGCTAGCCTTTGTCCTTCTGGGCTTAAGTGTATTGTTGCTTCTAGATTTTCATCATATTCAACTTCTACTAGTCCTGCTTCATATAATTCCATAAGAGACTTATCAACATATTCAATATGAGACTGCCAAAGCTCTGGTGCGATATCCTTAGCGTTTTCGCTTATAGCAAATATCATTTCACCGCTTTCATCTATTCCTTCAAGAGAGACTGCGCCAATCTCCAAGTAATAAGCAAGTCTTGAATCTGCGTCGTCTTCTTCGTCTTCGTACATGCCTCTCCTTTGTGCGACAAGTAGGACTTGAACCTACGATTACCGAATTATGAGTTCGGGGCTTTAACCAACTAAGCTATTGTCGCTTAGTAGTCTATTGTAACGTTCCATCTTCATTTTTGTCAATAGTTTCTTCTACTAACTGCTGGACATAATCAGAAAAATGTTTTCTAATACTTCCTGTTGGTCGTGAGCCTATTGTTTTCCATATTCTTTTGTATTCAACTACATTAGCAAATGTAGTTGGGCATATTGGTACTCCATTATATTCCTTTAATACTGTTGGTAGAGGTACGTGTTTACCACAGCACTTACATTCTTTTGCTTTTTCTTGATATATACTCATACTATTTCCATTCCGTCTAGTAAGTCTGCTAACCTTTGTGGCATTCTTGGTGGTCTGATCATATTTGTCACTACAGTATCCTCTTCTTCTCTGTCCCACTTTAGAGAGCTATATGTGTGGATATCTATCTCTTCATTATTTTGTGGCCTACTTCTACTAATTGCATTAAATATAGAACCGCAAACAGCATCCGCTAAGTCTTTAGATCCCTTTCTAGGGTGATCTACTCTATCTCTCATAATTTTAAGCTGAAGCAATTCGTCTATAAGCAATGGTATATGTGGACCATCAAGTCTATCCTCTGCGACAACCATAGCCATATCATCATAATGCTTTTTAGCAACAGACAAAGTTTCAGTATTAATTCCATACTGCTTCAATTGCTGCATCATATCATGAGAGTTCCAACGGTCAAATGTACAAACTCTAACTTTAAATCCCTTAGATCTAAGTGATAGAATATAATCTTTAACTTCTGTAAAGTCAACTGATTTATCTGGAGTAGGAGTCCAATATCTTACAACATCTACTTCAACAATAGGGGCTGGTTGAGAGTAAGTATCAGTTACCTTAACGTTAACCCACTTCTTAACGTGTGACATTGCAACTGCACAATGGTCATGCTTCTGAGCAAGGTCTACGTGAATAAAATATTCTTTATCTGGATCTGGTGCGAACCACTCTTCAAATCTTCCAAAATTATCTACGGCAATTGCCATATTACTAAAAGCTTTTTCAATCTTCTCTCTTGATTTAAAGAATGCATCTATGGCTTCTGAGGGCATGCAGGCAAATCTTCCTAGAGCATCTGGGGCATTCTTATAAAAAGCTACCTTAAAATCATCAATTTTTCTTACTGGGTTTACTTCCCATGTTGGCCTTTTAAGGGCATACATCTTGGGATACTTATAAGAGATGATATGATCTTCTTCCCACTCAATATCAAATTCGTTACCCTCTGTGCCATCTGGAAGATCTTCATCTAATTTAAAATGATGTGTTCTAGTAATAACTTCTTTCTCTGCCACAACATCGTCGTATCTTTGCTGGATATAGTCATTCTTGTATCTAGGGAATGAAAGTAATATTACCTTACCGAAGTCTGGGAAACGAGAGTCTACCGAAGCCCTATACATATCATATATAGCTCCACCAGTTTTAGCCTGCTCATGCCCAGTAGTATTTTCTGTGGCGAAGCCTGAGATCTCGTCTAGGATAATGACAATAACGTTATAACCTTCCCAAGCTTCTCTTTCTGAGTGGCCTGAGTGAACTGTTATAGACTTATCAAATTTCATTTCAGAAGCTTTTGGCTCATACTTTCCAGCAAACCATGGGGACTTATCTATTCGTGTTTTAAATCCTTTAAAGAAAACATTGTTAGCCTGTTGTGAGTTAATAGCAATATTAATAATATCAATTGAGTCGCCAGGAGGTTTACCATAATATGTTGCTGGGTCTTTTAAGCATAATAGTAAATATACTATATAGGCAACTGATATTGTAGAGCAGTAATCTTTTCCAGAACCTTTACCTAGCTGGGCAACAACCTCATTGGCTGTTTGCTTAAACATTCTTCTGCCTTCGTCTTCGCCAAACAACTTGATCAGCGTTGACTCTTTATAAATCTGCGAACTCTTTTCAATAAGAGTATACTGGTATTCAGATAAAGGTGGTAGCCCTAGATAGTCTGGACTCTGTACAAATGTACGCAAGTCAACTGGGCGTTCATCAAACTCTTCACCATCCAGTATATCGATAAGATCATTGAAATTAAGGTCCACTAACTTCCTCAACTATCTCTATAGGCTCTACGATTCCTGTAATCTGAGATAATCTTTTTGCAACATCCATCTTACATTTTGGACATGTAGCAGTAACTTCTTTTAGAATCTTTACAAGAATATCCTGCTTACGCTCCGTATCAGCAATTTGTGTGGCAAGCTCTGCGTTATCTAGTAGACCTATCTCTTGAAGCATGCCTATTCTTTTGCCTTCAATATCAGCAATTAGTTTAAGGGCTGTAGCCTTAACGTTTAATTGTCCCGCCTGATCTGCATCTTCTACGGTTTTCCAGGCTTCTTTAATAAGCATAGCGTAGTGACGGTCTGCTCCTGAGATAGCCTCTTTAGCCCTGTCACGGGCCGCTGTGTCGTTGTGAACAACGCTCTTCCACTCATCTATCAACTCAACCACTTCGGCTCTCTTGAAGCCCGTTATGGTGGCGATTTGGGTAGGGTTGCTTCCCTTGAGTAGTTCTGAGACTACTACGTTCATGCGATCAAAATGATCGGCTAATTCAATTTCAGACATATATTAGAGTATACTCTTAGTCGACTAAAAAATCAACTGGATTTGGCTATTTTATATAGAACTAGATACCCTATTAAATCATCAATGTCATTATCCCCA